CTTAAAAACCTTCCTCAGAGCGCCGTCACCGACGCTCTACTTGTTATGTCGTTTTTGCGGTAGGAACTTTTTCTCCAATATCCTCATTTTGGGGCTTGACTTTTAATAGTTAGTCTTTCTGTTCTGCCGCTGTCCGGCAAGGGGGAGAATATATGATCCTGCTATGATATGCCTACATGACAAGCTCCGAAAGCCAAGTCGTCACCGGCCTTGCCAGTAGACGCGCGTTTAGGTACGCCATCTCTAAGGTGAGACAGGTGTTACCCAAGTAGTACCCGTCCATAATGGTTAGGGTCATAGCAAGGTCAGGCTTCTCCATATCAGTCAGACAGATCGGCAGGAGATACTGAACCCTTCCTTGGTAGCCCTGCGGCACCACAATGCTCGGCTCTACAACCGCTTTCCGCCGCGCCAACTCAACTGCCGTTTCAAGTAGCAGGGGCAGGTTTCGCGCGTCGCGGATCTCGGCGGGCAGACGGGAGAGGTTCTCCTCGTCGCCTAAGATGTGGTCTACATTTACCCGTATCGGCCACTCCGGGTTATAGTTGACGCCATACTGCGTCATATAGTAGCTGGGCTTTTTCGGGAGTGGGCTTATGTATTTCAGCCACGGAGAAATCTCGTCCGAAAAGCCTCGGAAATACCAATCCAGCATACTGGCCTGTCTCTTGTTGCGGTCAAAGCAGCCATAAATCGCTTTGTACCTTTTTGTATAAAGGCCGGTATGGAAGCAGGCGTATTCGTTTTCCACATGAAAATATTCTGCGGCCTTTGCTGGGTTGCGTTCCTCGTTATAGTCAATGACTTGCTTTTTGAAAATGGCGTGGATATACCGCTCTAATATCGGAGTATCTTGATTTTTGGTATAGTACATAGGTTCCCGGAATCGCCACGGCTCCGGGCGGGCCAACTCCGCCAGTTCGTCGAGCTGCGCATACCAGCTTGGCACATAGGCGAAGGAAAATAAGTCTGGCAGTAGGTTCATATCAGTTCCCTCCATTTTTTCTGGATTACTTCTACAAGGTGCATTTGTACCATGATCTTTTTATCTTCATCAACCACCTTGTGAATTTTTCCGTCGGCCCCAACTTGCTCTTTGGTTACGAGGGAAGTATGATAAGGCTCATATATCCTTAAAATCTCCGCCAACGCTTCCGGCTCGCCGTGAACCGCTCTTTTGATTAGGTCATAGCTTAATTCATGGATCTCGTCCCCGCTTTTCATAAAACTCTCGGACTTTGCTATATGCACGCCGCCTCAGATTGTAGACGGTGCGTGTCGTCACCTCCATACGTTTTGATATTTCCTCGTCGGTCAAATCGCACCAAAAATCCAATAAAAGGACATTCCGTAACTTCTCCGGCAAGGATTGTAGTGCTTTATATAAAGTTTCGCTCTCCACCGCACAGGAATACTCGTCCGCATAAAGCACAAAAGTATCAGACGAATAATTATCCTTACGGCCTAACATTTCCAGAATATATTCTACTGGCGCGTCAGCAAAATGCTTGTCCCGGTTGGCCTCAGCTCGATCCAGATTTCTCACATAATTGCGCGACACGGTCTTTATATAGGAATCGACCATACCTTGACCGCCCCATTTTTGAGCTGGCCGCAACTCTCTTACATGAAATGGCCCACCTCTACAATCTCGAACATGATATTCAGGATGTAAGCAATAACGGCTATTATCACAACATGAAATTCAAGGCCACCGCCGAAGCCCACGGCCTTCATATTGAGAAACACCGAAAATACGGCTGGACGGTAACAACACTGGCCCCGGAGGCAGAGGTTTGGATCAAGGAAACCTTGGGCGAGGCCGGTATCCATGCCAGCCGCTTACCGGTAGAGGGTAGCTCCAAGGGAGGCAGTAAGAAATCCATTAACCGCAGTATCAAATATGTCTGCCCCTGCTGCGGTACTATTATCCGGGCAACACGCGAGGTCAATGTAATCTGCGGGGATTGCGGAGAGCCATTCGAGCGGGCATAAAATACCAATACCGCCGGTCAGCCGAACCGCCACGGCTGGCCTTTTTAGTTGTTTTTATACCGGTGAAAAAAAGAGAAATTTCTTTGAAAAAAGGCTTGCTTTCACAACCAAAATGCGTAAGCTGTCACTCACAAGGCAAGCAGCCAGTAAAAAATAACAAAATACGAAAGGTGGAAAACATTATGAAAACAGGAAAAATTACAGCAAAATTGAGGGACGCGGTTCCGGTTTGCCTCATGGTAGAGGGTAAGGAAGTTAAGAGATACAAGAACATTGAGCTACCGGATATGCTCAAAGAGGTAGAAATGACCGACTTCCATTTCAACGTACACATGGACGGCAAAATCACCTTTGAAATCCATTATGAACCGGGTGTACTGCCGGAGGTTTTCCCGGAAGCAAGAACCAGAGTAACCCGCGCAGCGAAAGCAGCCGCAAAAATCGAACGCGAAGCGGCTCCGATAAACAAGGCCCCGGAAATGCCAGACGCTATTCCAGCCCATGAGGAAACGGCACTGGCAATCATCCCGGAAGCTCCGGTATTTGCAGCTCCGGTCAAGATCGAGGGGGCCATGCCAGAGGCAGAAACGACAGAGGAAGTAAACGCCGAACCTGTCGAGGAAGTAACCACCGAGGAACCTGCTACCATGGAAATCCTCTACAATGTAACCGGCCCGCGTAGAAAAGAGCTGGCGGCAGCAGTAGGTGACTTCATCGGCGCAAAACCTAAGTACATGAAAGCTCCGACTTATGCCTTCGTAGTAGAAGAATACACCATCGGCAGGGACGGAACCCTCACTGGCAAAGAGAACAAAGCATTGATAGAGGCCCTCGCTGCACAGGGCTTCACCGCAGCATAATACAACCACAGCGGCCCCGCTTCGGCGGGGCTTTTTACTGCCCGGATACTTAAAATAAAGATATGTTTTAAGCATTTTAGAGCTTGCTTTTTGACCGGTGGTGTGTAAGCTGTCACTCACAGAAATAAAACATAATTTTGAGGAGGCCCACACCATGGCTAATTATAGTATTGAAATCGAACGTAACAATGTAACCCTCGCGCAGTTCCTCCGGTATGTCCGCCAGCAATGCGAGAAGAAAGGCATCTATGTGGAAATAGATCGTGAAACTTTTGAGAAGCCTTTATCGGAGAGCAGTTACAATTATTCTGTAATCGACGGAGAAAAGAAATGCCACTCAGCCGAATATCGGACAGTTACAAAGCTCCGCCGCAAACTTGCAAGCTATCAAACAGAAAAGGGATTCACCAGATACTATTACACGGACGAGTTTGAAGAATATGAGGAAACGGAGCTTTGCCGCTATGACTGGACGGAAAGAGGAGCCAACGCGCCTTGCAAGTCTGAAATCTGTAAATCCTTTGCGTATGACACGCAGACCTTCATCCTTAATTGGGACGGCTCCATGTATAACGAGATATGCGAATTTACCTTTGACGACGAGAAAACCGGCCATGGCTATTACTATCAGGCCAATCGGGAAGCAACAGAATAAAATAAAGAGAAAGCGCCAGCCGCAAGCGTATAGCGGTTGGCGCTAAAATGTTCTATATACTTTTTAACGGATAATTCTTGAACGCGCACCCGTGATAAAGGTGTTCAAATCAAAGCTCATCGCAGTAACCTTTATGGATTTTGTAAAGAAGATTCCTGTTTTGCTTACCACGGCCATATTTCTCAAAAATAAGAAAACACCGGAAAATGCCGCTATTTCAAGCATTTCCGGCCACAAATAGAAAAACAGCCCTCCAAAATGGAAAGCTGTTTTTCTATCAAAGTTTGTCCCTTGATATGAAAGTAAAGACCTATTTTGATACCAAATGCACACCTTGCGGACAAATCGTTAAAAAGTGTGACTTTCGTTAAAATGTGCAACGCTCACTTTTAGAGTTTACAGAGAATTAGTCGAACTCTCACGGGCTAACACCTAAAAATGTCATTCTGGCATTTTGACTTTCTGTTTTGTACCAGCGAAAAGAATTGCATAAACACATTACTTTTAATCGTCGTTGGGCAAATACCAACCGTGTTCACGATGAACTCCGTAACTTTCATTAGAGTGGTCTTCGCTATTATACTGATCCCAAGCCCTTTGATTAATTTCTTCATCGATAGCGTCCAGTGCTTCGATTTCCTCGTCAAAATCCCCATCTAAAATGGACCCAGAACGCCAATCCGTGCTGTCAGTGATTTCTTTTTTTCTTGCTCGGAGTTCATCCTCGCTTGCAGATCTCAGCCAGTCCTTTTTAAGGAAAACTCCATCTGTATCATCTTCTGTTGAGTCATCGCTGCTGATTTGTGATGCCAAGTATGCGGCAGCTCCCGCCACCGCGGTAACAACGCCTACAACCTTTCCTGCTTTCGCAAGCCACTCTTTTGCCTTCTGCTCACGTCTCTGTTTGCATTCTGGGCATAGCGTTGCTTCTTGGTCTGCAATAACCTTTCCGCAGTCAGAGCAGATACCCTTAACATTATCCAAAGTGGTATCATTTTCGTAGCCGCAGTTCCTGCAAATATGACGATCAGCACCACGGTCAAAGTTTTCTTGGTTATTCAAATAAGCATCACAATTATCACAGAACCAAAAAACATAATCATCTTCAAATTCGTCTGCCGAAAGCTGATACCCACATTCCTTGCAGATCCATACAGTGGACTTTTTATCAATAGTCATTTTGCCTTCATGACAGTTCGGGCAAAACATCCACTTCTTAACTTTCCGTATGTACGCATAGGTGACGGAGTCAACCAGACTTTTTCTTTTCTTTTTTTCGTTAGGTATTTGCTTCATTTCAGCCATTGCGGTATACCTCCTGTCTTTTTTATGAGTTGTTTGAAAAGTGTTTTTCTACAATCGCATTCAGTTGAGCGGCAATTTCCGAGAAATCTCTATTCAGGTCAAGCGTTTTTACGCTGATTTTATTTCCGCTCATTCGGTAGCTGTTGTCCGGTTGAATAGCCTCGTCTGTTGCGGCATACAGGAGCATACCGGAAACCGTATGCGGTTGAGTTCCGAAATCGGTATCCTTGTTTTTCACATAAGTGAAAATCTGATACAGATTCCCGGAGTGCAGGGTGTGAACATCGTACTGAGCCTGTGTCGTATGCGTGTAATACTTGGCATCTATAATCAACACAGTGCTTCCTTGGGTCAGCATGATGTCACTCTGCATTACCGGAAGCATTGTGCCGATGCCATCATCTAATGCCCACGGAATTTGAGATGCCGTTGCGGTCACCCGCGGGCACTCCTTGACGTAATACTCAAGGATGAACTTCTCATAAAGGCGATTCATGCGCTGTTCGTCAATAAAAGAAGCTAACCGATATTCGCCGGAGTCCGTTGTCAGCAGCATTCCTTCAAGAATCAGCTGACAAAGACTGATGAGCATACGATAGGTGTTATTGTTCCGCTGAAACCGGATGGCAGACCAGCGTATTGCGGTGGGATCGATGGTTTCAACATTCGAAAAGAACAACATTTCCTTCTTTAAATCGCTCTTATACTCCTGACTCACTCTTGCGTGGCGGAGCAGAAGCATAACAGTTGTTTTCAGAATCTGATTCAGAAGGTTGTTTTCTGAAAGCTCATCATACTCGCAGGTCAATACCCGCTTTCTGGCGAGGCGGTTCTGTATGGTTCCCGGCATATCGATTTTGCCACGAACAACGGCTACATCTTCTTTGCAATTAAGATACTCACGATATAGCCCCTGCTTCAACTGCCGACCTATGCCTTTGGCGAGGATGGCTGCAAACAGATTGTGTATGTTTTCAAAATCTTCGGTAGCAACATCCTCATATCCACCTTGATTGAGCGTCGTGAAGGCATACGAAAGCATATAGTATATGTTTTTGATGAAGATGCTCTTATCCTTAATCATTGAAACACACCCTGCAGAATATTTTCCCAACGCTGGAGCTTGTTCGGATCATCAAACCAGTATTCACTGAGCATCGGCAGAACATCATAATCAACAATGGAGTGCAGCCACTCATCCGTACAAACATCTCTGCCGCAGAAATAACTGTGTCCAATGCAGAATCCCTTGCCCAGCGATTTATCGAGTGCGATTTCATGATCCAGGTCTTTTACCTTGGATATCAGCTCATTCAGCGTTTCGTTGTTCAAGTCGTTCTGGTAATGGATAAAGCCTTCGGAATCAAATCCCGGCTCCACCTCAAAGAAGCTGAATCGACGGCGCAGAGCGTAGTCAATCATCGCAAGGCTACGGTCTGCCGTGTTCATCATGCCGATGATATACAGATTTCTGGGGACAGAGAAAGACAGCCCGTTATAGGCCAGCGTCGCCTTGGTGCCCCTGTAGTCCTTCTCAATCAGCATCAGCAGTTCGCCGAATATCTTGCTCATGTTGCCACGGTTGATTTCGTCAATGATGAAGAAGAATTCCTTATCCGGCTGGTTTGCAGCTTTCTGGCAAAATCGATAGAAGATGCCGTATTTTAATTCAAATCCATCCTCAACAGGCTTATAGCCCATCATAAAGTCCTCGTAAGAATAATTCTGGTGGAACTGAACGAACTCAATGCGGCTGTCATCTTTTTCACCCATCATAGACCATGCCAACCGTCTGGCAGCGAAGGTCTTGCCAACACCGGGGGCACCCTGCAGAATGATGTTCTTCTTGTTGCGGAGAACAGTCACAAGGTTCTCGTAGCGTTTTTCGGTCATATAGACCTCATCCAGAAAATCACTTTTTGTGTACGCATCTATAGCTGCATCCGTGGATACCGGATTCTCTTCCCGAATCATATCGAGAATGAAGTCATATTCACCTCTGGTGAGCTTGAAAAGGCTGCCTTGGGGATTCTGAAAGTATTCCATGCGTTCCAGTTCAGGGCATTCTTTTAGCGTAGCATAATCAATAGGAGAGGTCAGTCCTTCTACTTTTTCAAAAAACAGCTTCTCGCCGTCCTGCTCTGCGCTGACACGACCAATGGCAACGATCTGTTTTACCGGATTGGATTCGTAGCCGATGATCATATCTCCGGCTTTCGCATCCAAGAAGTTTTGGAATATGCGGCGCTTGTTTCCGTTCTCGTTGTATAGCGTGTAGGACTGTACCTCGCCGACAGCAATGTCGGAGTAGCTCCAGATTTTCGGATTGGCATTCAGCCACCAATATCCACGATCTTCTTCGCCCGGAGCGGCAGCGACATACAGTTCAATACCGCTCAAATCGGTTTTGTCAAGAGCGGCGGACAGTTCATCACGCAATTTCCAGATATAGCTGCCTTGCTCGTCCTTCGTTGCATATCGTCCGATGTACAGAACAGGCCACCACTTTGAGTTTTCATTTTTATCGTCGGTTAAAACCGGACAACCCGTTTTTTCAACGACTCTTTTGGCAAGTGCGGTTGAACCCGTCAAATAGAAATTTTTTGTTTCACCGTATTTGACCGCAAGCTGTGTGCAGGTCGCCTGTCCGCCGTAATCCTTCATGCGTTTCATGATTTCAAGGCTTCCCGTTGTGAACACCTTGTCATCGCCAAGCAGGGCAAGCCAGTCCTCTTCGGTCAATCCGGGTGTGTAATCGCTCGGAAACCATGCTGCCGCTTCCGCTTTTTCCGCATTTTCCTGCGAATAGAGGCGGCTGATATAGAAACCGACATCAATGGTCAGCGTTTTCAGTTCGGGATCGGGATAACAGGTATCCGTCAGCTGCGACTGGAACAGATTCACCAGTTCAGTGTCCTCTTTCAGTGCGGCACTGATCTCATCATAGAGCCGCAGGAAATTACGGATATTGTCCGCATAAGCGCCCTTTTTGAACCGATAGTCCGACTCCAGTTCGCTGGAGACCGTTTTTACCTCACCGAATTTGTAGATATAATACTTGTCCGGATAACGTAGCCAAAGGTATGTGCTGATGGCGTTTTCGTACTGGTAGTGCTGCGCCGCACCGTTTCCGTATTTTTCAAGAAGAATGGACGATTGCATTTTGAATGCATTCATTCTCTCAAACACATCTTGACTCTCGTCAAACAGGGCGATAAACATAGCCCGCACTTCCTCTGGGGCGGCTTTCGCAAAGCCCACGATCATGCCCTTCGGAAAATTATTATTTGATGCCAGCAGGTTAAACGTCTTATCAAGGGAGCGGCTCAGCATTTCGGGAAAATCAGACGCATTCACATCCCAATTGTCCTGAAACCATTTGACGGCTTCCCATTTGTATTTTTCGTTGCCCCACTGCGTGGAAACAAAGCTCTGCTTGTACTGTGCCAGTACATCCTTCAATCGAAATTGATCAAACATGAAACCACCCCTTTACGCTTCTCTTAGGCTCTTGTATATCTCTTCCGTGAAGATACCGAGAACCTGTTTTTTTATTTCATCATTACTGAGCAGCAGAGAAAAGAAATCCTGATTCTGCTCCAAGCCCTCAATCAGCGCATCGTCGATATCGTCAAAGTACGAAAACTCAAAGTCTTTGACGGTGTTGTTCCGGGCACTGGTTTTCAGCTTATCGGATTTCAGAAGAATATCCCGGATTTGCAGCATAGCTTTGACCGCAACATCGTTGTCGTAGGCTTTTCCCGTCCGGCTGTTGATATCGGCTATAATTTGGGAAAGCCGTTCCTCTTTTGCTTCGGTCAATCCAAAACTCTCCGCTGTTGGTAGCTTTACAACCGGCTGTGCTACCAGCTTCGGATTGGTATGTTCTTCGGCTTTTTTCTGAACGAAATTCGTAGCCTTGATTTTGCCGTCCAGATTATAGCCGCCGCCCGGATGCTTAATATTGATGTATGCCAGCAAATAAGTAATGAAATTGTACTTCTTATGCAGGTCGGTATCCTCAAAGCAGGACACTTGCAACAGGAACTCATAGAAACGGACAAAATGTCGCATCTGAGACACGATTTCCTGTTGCTTGAGCGGCTCATACTGCTCGATCATATTTTTCGACCGCTTGAAGTAAAAGGTCAGCTTCTGCTTATCTTTGGAGGAAATATTCCCCTTGTAAAGCAGCTCGTTGGCCTTTTCAATATCATCAGGGTCAAGCACGGTATACGCATCAATCTGAGCCTCCAGATCGTAAATCGCCGTCGGCGTTACGGAAGTGGAGAGTAGCGTAGTCGTATAGTAAGGTGCAAATGCCGCTTTGATATCTTCGTATGTATTTGCAAAATCCAGCACGAAAGTTTTCTTCTCGAACGGCGGGCAGATACGGTTCAGACGGGAAAGCGTCTGAACAGCAGATACTCCCTTCAGCTTTTTGAGAACATACATAGCGCAGAGTTTCGGCTGGTCGAACCCGGTTTGATATTTGTTTGCGACCAAAAGTACCTGGTATTCGTCCTTGTCAAATTCCTTCGTCAGACGATCCTCCGGAAAACCGTTCATGGATGCCTCGGAATATTCGGTATCATCGTCCGGGAGCTTCACCTTGCCGGAAAACGCCACCAGAGCCTTAATGTCCGAGTATCCCTTCTTCTTGGTATAGTCCTCAAAAGCCTGACGGTACTTCACTGCGCCCTGTCTGGATGCTGTGATAACCATTGCCTTTGCCATGCCGCCGAGTTCAGGCATAACGGTCGTGCGGAAATGCTCCACAATGACCTCTACCCGCTGGGTAATGTTCGTTTCATGCAGCTCCACAAAACGGGCAATCTGCCGCTTTGCATCGACTGTTTTGCAACGTGGGTCTTCTTCGATTTCCTTGTTGATCTGATAGAAAGTGTCGTAAGTCGTATAGTTTTGAAGGACATCGAGAATAAAGCCTTCCTCAATGGCCTGCTTCATAGAGTAGATATGGAATGCCTCACGCTGACCTTTGGTGTTCAAGCGGCCGAACAGCTGAATGGTCGTAGGCTTCGGTGTGGCAGTGAAAGCAAACATGGACACGTTGGCCTGTTTGCCGTTTCTACGGATTTCATCCGTAATCATATCTTCCACATCGGCGGCTTCCTGCTCTCCGGCACCCAGCGACTTTGTGACCGCTGCCATGTCCTTACCCGCTGTGGAGGAATGTGCCTCATCAATAATGACCGCAAAACGCTTGTTTTTCAGCCCTGCGACGCTGTCCACGATATACGGGAATTTCTGAATTGTGGTGGCGATGATTTTCGTATTGCCGTTCAGCGCAATGGCAAGATCGGCAGAGTTGCACTTATCGTCCATGACACGGATAAGCCCTGCTTTATGCTCCATGCCCATAATCGCTTTCTGCAGCTGGCGGTCAACCACAACTCGGTCTGTGATGATCACGACATTGTCAAAGATGATTTTGTTGTCTGCATCGTGTAGAGAAGTCAAACGGTGTGCCAGCCATGCGATGGAGTTTGTTTTGCCGGAGCCTGCACTGTGCTGAATTAGATAGTTCTGCGTGGTACCGTTATCACGGACATCACCCAGCAGCTTGCGAATCACATCGAGCTGATGATACCGAGGGAATATCACATTCTCGGACTTTTTCGTTTTCCCCGTCAGCTCATCCTTGCTTTCCTTGGTTTCGATAAAGATGAACTTGCTGATGAGGTCGAGAACGGTATCTTTTGTCAGAATGTCCTCCCACATATAGGACACGCTGTACTTGTCTTTGAAGGTAGGGTTTCCTGCACCTGCATTGACTCCTTCGCCGTTGCCCATATTAAACGGTAGGAAGAAGGTGGCATTGCCTGCGAGCTTAGTGGTCATATAGACCTGTTCCAGATCCATGGCGAAGTTCACAAGACAACCCGCCTTAAACCAGAACAGACGGGTTTTCGGGTCACGGTCAACGCGGAACTGATAGATGGCATCCTGATAGGACTGACCTGCGGCATTGCATATGGACATTTCCCTCCGGCAGAGCCGGAAAAATGCGTGTGACCATCACGGACCCAATCGGAAGCCGTGCTGCCGAGGGCATTCAGAAAACGGGCGAACGGTGTATCACTGCTACTGACGATAACTTTATCCAGCAGTTCTTTTCCGGGGAGGCTGCCGTAGGTCGTCGCACCGGCTTTCTTGAATTCGGCATAAGCTCTGGCAGTATCATCGAAAGCAACACCATAAAGGCGTTCCAGTTCGGAAAGATCATGCTCCTTGGGAGTCTTCTCTCCAAGAACAGCCTCTGCAAAATTTCTCTTCTGCTTTTTGCCGTCCATGCACTTTTCAAAATGCTTGCGGATATCCGCAGTCTTGGAAAAGCAGGCCTCCTGAAATTGAGCCAACGCAGCGTCAACACCGGCGGTTTTCTGTTTGTACTCTTCACCGGCGGTCACCTTTGCATCGGATTTTTTCTTCTTTTCTTCGGTCAGTTCAGCAATTCGCTTCTTTGCTTCGATATCTTCCTCGCCAAAGATGAATACGCCTTTTAAATCACCGTAATTTACAAAGTTTTCATTGATGAAATCCTGATTATAAACAAGCACATCATAATCATCCGCAGACTTTCCGTCTGCCCAGACAACGCCGTCGTCCTCCTCAATGGCATGGGCAATTGAGGATTTGCCCGCTCCGTTATTCCCATAGAAGAAGTTTACGAATGTGAGATCGGCAACTGGCACATCCGTGAATGTTGCTCTATTGAGTGTAATGTTTTCGATTGCTGAAGGGACTTTGCGCTGCATTCATTTCACCATCCTATCCTTAAAAGTGTTCTTTATTCTTGAATTTTCCCTTTACGAACCCATTCATCAACTTCGGAAATTTTAAATTTGTATCTTTTCCCGGCACGATAAACGGGGAGCTTTCCTTCTTTGATCCATGTGCGAACGGTATCCTGGCTGATGCTCAAATGTTCTGCGACATCCTCCAGATTGACCCATTTTTCAACCTGCATTTCTTCATATTCGCGACTCATCGTATTACCTCCATTTTTCTATAAGGGATACGATTATATAATCTGAACCCCGGCCCTTTGTAACGCTTCAATGAGATTGATTTGTTTCAGTGCCCAATGTGTGCGATTCAATTCATTGAATGATCTGGCACCGCATATTCCAAGTTCGAAGCACTCTTCATTCAGAATCTGCTGTGGAATTGCCGTAATAACCGTGTAGTATATCTTAATTCCGTTGTCCTGGATCTTTACATCCTTTACAAACCCGAAATAAGCGTCTTGGGCATCATCTGTCTTTCCGTATGAGTGGTTTTCGTCAGCAAAAATTGCCGGATACCGCCTTAAATCTTCAATAGCTTCTGGTGTGAGAGATGCATATTTATTTTTTAGATCCTCGTTTGTACTCTCAGTCAAGGCCCGATCCTTTGGAACCAAAAAGTAATTATCCTCGAACTTCTCACCTAAAATCACAAACAGATGGTAGAAATCTGTGTTGAATGTTATTCGCGCTCGGTTCTCACCACGCCTTGATCTGGGATCGTTCAGCATGACTGTAATGTTGTTTTCCACGGTATCAGCATGGGCAACAAAATTATTATTACCTCCCGATACGGTAATTTCTGTAGCTTTCCCCGGTTCAGTGAGATTGCCGGGGGCACTAATAGCTAAATCTTCACTCATCTTGTTTTCCTCCGTTGTTTATCGTTAGCTTGTCAACATGATGATAGAAACTGTTGTTGCCACCTGAGATATTAATATTGAAAAACGTGGGATTGTTGTTAACCATCTGCTGGGTTACAGGTGGCGTATCAGAATTGACAGTGTCAGATTCTTTATCTTCAGTAGGCTCGTCAACAATCTCCGTTGCTACCGTTTCCCTTGCGTCAATCGTATAGGTAGTCAACCCATTAAGGATTCCTTCGCCCATGTGGGCAGTATATTTTCTTTGAGCTCTGCCGTTGGAGGGGCACCACGCCTCGTAGGTCTTTTGACCTATAGAGTTATCCTTGCGGTTTATAACGATATAATGCCAAATGCCGAGCAAGAACGCTGGCAGGCATACTTTTTTAAGGTCGCCAAGTGCGGCCTTTTTCTTTTTTTCGCCATTTGGCTCGGTATAGAACTCGTCATTAGCTTTAATAGATTGATCCTGCTGAATCAAATCAATAAGTGCTCTGACCAGATTGACATCTTTATGAACCGCCTCGCTCATATCAAGGAAGTCATTTACAAATCCGATCATCCCATTCAAGGCAGTTTGATATTCAGTTCTCACCGCAGTGTCAAAAGCTGTAACAACCTGATCATCACCAAACGGAAGATAGGCACTTGTCGATGTTTCGCATCTCTTGTAGTTGTTAACGATGGTTTTGAGTTTTTCTTTGCCGGGGTCTACATAATCGAGGTTGATTACCTTAATCAGACCTACCATTACTTCTGAATCAGACAGCCCATCGCTGTCTCCGGCGTAGTGCTCTCTTGCTTTCATTCGTTGGCGGAGAGCTTGCAGCACCAGCGTAAAGAAGGTGCCTCCGCACAAACGAGGGTAATCATCTGTTGACACTGTGTTTTCCTCCGCTTGGCATATTTTACTTGAATTCTAATAGTGCGGGGCACTTGAATACCCATCAAACCCTATTAAAACATATTATAACACAAAAAACTCCAAAATTCAATCCCATGCGATGAACACATCATTTCGGGATTGTGAAATCTTTTTTGGCTGCTGACCTTATTAACCTTATCAACTATGGCAGCTGACCTAAATAACGATTGGATAGCTCTTGTGGAAACCCCACAGGAGCTTTTTCCTTCGGTGGTTTCCGCAAATTTGAAAACCAACGGAGGAAACAATCATGCAAAAGAAAGCCAATCGTTACTTTATCCCCATTGACGGACAAACCATCGAGGTCAGCGAGGAAGTTTACCGGGCGTACTACCGCCCAATATGGAACACCAGGTATCACGCTCAAAAGAACGGCGAGTGCCGCTGCACCAAAGCTCAAATTTGGAAATGCGACGGCGTTTGCCCAGGCTGCCCGTTCTACGCTGCCGGGAAGAAAGTGTCTATCGACACGACCATCGGCGGTGAGGATGGCGATTTGACCCTCGGTGATACGCTGTCGGACGATGCGCCGACTGCGGATTCTATCCTTATGGACGAAGAACTGCTCAAGGCGCTGTATGACGAGCTCGACCGCCTTGACCCGGAGGGCAAACGCATCTGTGAGCTGATGATGCACCACTCGGAGCGTGAAGCCGCAGAAATCATGGGTATGGCGCGCTCCACTTTCAAGCGGCACTGGGCAAAAATCCGTGCAGAACTGCAGGACAGGCTCAAAGGCTATTACATCTAATATCTTCCATCATCCCTCCGGCTGCAGAACTGCTGTCGAAGGGATAAATCTTTTTTCGGCAAAAAGTGGACCGTTTCGACAGCTTCCCTCCAGTGGGTACTGAGGGCAGCAAGACAACTCAGCACCTCGGAAAGGAGGAACCGCCAATGAACGAGTCCACAAACACCAAGCCCGTGAGCGATGATGAACTGATCGGTGTGCTTACGGCAATCAGCGTGGTGTCAAAGCGTCTGGCAAAAAAACTGATTCAGCTGAACCAGGCAAGTCAATCAGAGGAAGGAGGTAAACACGATGAGCAAAATGAGCGAAATGGAAGCGACCGTCCGAGAGTTACGGGATATTGCATCTTCTATTAACGACATCGCCAACTGGCTGACCGATGCGTTCGGCGGCACCGCCGACATGGAAGCTGCACCCGCCCCGGCAAAGACATATTCGCTCGAAGAGGTCAGAGCGATTCTGGCTGAAAAGTCAAGAGATGGCTTCACCGCTCAGATTCGTGACCTTCTTCAGAAATATGGGGCAACCAAGCTCTCCGAGGTGGACCCCACCCGGTACGGGGACCTTGTGGCGGATGCGGAGGTGCTGGGCAATGGGTAATCACGCTCTGCTTTCCGCATCCTCCTCCCACAGGTGGCTAAATTGTCCGCCTTCGGCAAGGCTCTGTGAAAGCTACGACGATAGGGGCAGCGACTTTGCCGCCGAGGGCACCGACGCCCACGCACTCTGCGAGTATAAGCTCCGAAAAGCACTCGGTATGGCGGCACAGGACCCGACCGAAAGCCTAACCTGGTACAGCGCCGAAATGGAGGACTGCGCCAACGGCTATGTTGCCTTTGTAATGGAACTGGTCGCAGAAGCAAAGAAGGTCTGCACTGACCCTGTTGTGCTGATCGAGCAGCGGCTTGACTACTCCAGATATGTAAAAGAGGGCTTCGGCACCGGAGACTGCGTCATCATCGCAGACGGAACGCTGCACATCGTGGATTACAAGCATGGGCGCGGAGTCCTGGTGGAAGCCGACGATAATCCGCAGATGAAGCTATATGCCCTCGGTGCGCTGGAGCTGTTCGACTGCATCTACGATATCGACACTGTCAGCATGACGATCTACCAGCCAAGGCGCTCCAATGTCAGCACTTTCACCATTCCGAAGCAGGAGCTTTGCGAATGGGCGGACAAGGTTTTGACGCCGACCGCAGAGCTGGCCTTCCAAGGCAGCGGTGAATATCACTGCGGCGAATGGTGCCAGTTCTGCAAGGCAAAAGCGGATTGCCGCGAGAGAGCCAAGGCCAACATGGAGCTTGCCCGATACGAGTTTCGGCAGCCGCCCCTGCTCACGGATGAGGAGGTCGAAGATATCCTCGTGCAAATTGACGGGCTGACCACCTGGGCGTCCGACATCAAGGACTACGCGCTACAGGCGGCTATCAGCGGAAAACAATGGTCCGGCTACAAGCTGGTCGAGGGACGCTCCAACCGAAAGTACACAGACGAACACGCCGTCATCGCCGCCGTGACCGCCGCAGGGTACGACCCTTATGAACACAAGGTTCTCGGCATTACCGCTATGACTGCGATGCTCGGAAAGAAGCAATTCAACGCAATCCTCGGTGATTTGATCACCAAGCCGCAAGGCAAACCCACGCTCGTGCCGGAAAGCGATAAAAGACCGGCAATGACAACCATTATCGATGATTTTAAGGAGGACAACTGATATGTCGAATTCTACCACTAAGCTCGTAAACCCCATGAAGGTCATTACCGGCAAAGATACCCGCTGGTCCTACGCCAATGTCTGGGAAGCAAAATCTATCAACGGCGGCACGCCGAAATTCAGCGTAAGCCTCATCATTCCGAAGTCTGACACTGTGACCGTCCAGAAGATCAAGGCGGCTATCCAGGCAGCCTATGAAGAAGGTCAGGCCAAGCTCAAGGGCAATGGTCGCTCCGTCCCGCCTTTGACCGCCATCAAAACGCCGCTCCGCGACGGAGATGCCGAGCGCCCGGATGATCCCGCCTATGCCAACAGCTACTTTATCAATGCCAACTCCGCCACCGCGCCCGGTATCGTGGACACCGACTGCAACCCGATCTTGACCCGCTCCGAGGTTTACTCCGGCGTGTACGGTCGCGCCAGCATCAATTTCTACGCTTTCAACAGCAACGGCAACAAAGGCATCGCCTGTGGTCTGAACAACCTGCAGAAGATCCGTGACGGTGAGCCTCTCGGCGGCAAGTCCAGCGCAGCGTCCGATTTCGCCACCGATGTGGACGAAGATTTCCTGTCTTGAGGAGGTACGCAGCATGAGTATTACCACGATTCTCTGCATTCTGCTTCTTTCCCTGTATCTGCTTCTGACGGTGTTTTGGATCGTCAGATCCATCATTGACGCCGTTGATGACCATAAGCGCGACAAGCGCAATGCGGCATGGGAAGAAGAACGCCGGCAGCTTGAGAAGGAACACGCCCTTCGTGAGGTGGAGTATCACGAAGCCCGAATGAAAGAACTCAACAAAGAGTAATCTTCGACCCCGTGGGCGGTGGGAATGTTCCTGCCGCCCATTCGGGCTATGGAAAGGATGCCTGTTTATGAAAACACTCAGTATCGATATTGAAACATACAGCAGCGTCGACCTTGCCAAGTGCGGCGTCTACAAATATACCGAAGCGTCGGATTTTGACATTCTTCTCTTTGGATATGCTGTTGACAGCAGTCCCGTGCAGGTGGTCGATCTTGCCTGCGGTGAGATGATTCCATCAGAGATTATCGCCGCTCTGACGGACACCTCTGTCACAAAGTGGGCGTTCAATGCGCAGTTCGAGCGGATATGCCTTTCGCACTGGCTTCGGAAAAATGGCAACTTTGATAACACCGGCTACAGCATCCCTGAGGATACCGTGGGCAGCTATCTCGACCCTGCCTCCTGGAAATGTACGATGATCTGGTCTGCATATATGGGGCTTCCGCTTTCGCTGGAGGGCGTTGGCACCGTGTTGGGACTTGGAAAGCAAAAGCTGACCGAAGGCAAGGAACTCATCAAATATTTCTGTCAGCCCTGTGCGCCAACAAAGACCAATGGCGGTCGGACTCGTAATTTGCCGGAGAATGCTTCGGATAAGTGGGCCTCGTTCAAACGGTATAACATCCGAGACGTAGAGGTTGAAATGTCCATCCAGGAAAAACTCGCCAAGTTTCCCGTGCCGGAAGCCGTCTGGGAGCAGTATCACCTCGACCAGGAAATCAATGACAGAGGTGTTGCGCTGGATATGGAACTGGTGCGTCAGGCGATTGCCATGGACACCCGCTCCCGCAGAGAGCTTACAGATGCCATGAAGAAACTGACCGCTTTGGATAATCCAAACTCGGTACAGCAGATGAAGCAGTGGCTTTCGGATAACGGCTTGGCGGTCGATTCCCTCGGCAAGAAGGAAGTTGCGGAAATGCTCAAGACTGCGCCGAAAGAGCTGCAAAAGGTTCTCCTTCTCCGGCAGCAGCTTGCGAAATCCTCCGTCCGTAAATATCAGGCGATGGAGAAAGCTGTATGCGCAGACGGTCGTGCCCGTGGAATGTTTCAGTTCTACGGAGCCAACAGAACCGGCCGCTGGGCAGGACGCATTATCCAGATGCAAAATCTGCCGCAGAACCATCTTCCCGATCTGGCCGAGGCCCGCGGTCTTGTCCGCTCCGGCGACTTTGACGCCGTACAGCTATTGTATGAAGATGTGCCGGATACCTTGTCGCAGTTGATCCGCACCGCATTTGTGCCGAAAAGTGGCTGCAAGTTTATCGTTGCCGACTTTTCCGCCATTGAAGCCAGGGTGCTGGCATGGTTTGCGGGAGAAGCCTGGCGTCAGGAGGTCTTTGAAAAAGGCGGCGATATCTACTGCGCATCCGCGTCGCAGATGTTCAAGGTTCCGGTGGAAAAGCACGGTGTAAACGGCCATCTGCGGCAGAAAGGAAAAATCGCTGAACTTGCCCTTGGCTATGGCGGCTCGGTCGGCGCACTCAAAGCAATGGGCGCCTTGGAGATGGGATTGTCCGAAGATGAACTGCAGCCGCTGGTCACAGCTTGGCGCAATTCGAACCAGAACATTATGAAATTCTGGTGGGACATCGACCGTGCCGCCATGAGTGCCGTAAAGCAGCATCTGGACGGTGAGGCCTGTGGCATCGAGTTCGCTTATCGGAGCGGGATGCTTTTTATCACGCTTCCGTCCGGCAGGAGGCTTTCCTATGTGAAGCCTAAACTTGGCACTAACCAATTCGGCGGCGAATGCATCACCTACGAGGGCATCGGTGGCACGAAGAAATGGGAGCGGCTGGAGACCTACGGTCCGAAGCTGGTGGAAAATATCGTCCAAGCCACCTCCCGTGATATCCTCTGCTATGCCATGCAGACCCTGTCCCACTGCTTTATCACCATGCACATTCACGACGAACTGGTGATAGAAGCCGCACCGGAGGTTGACCTTAACGCCGTCTGCGAACAAATGGGTCGCACCCCGCCGTGGGCTGCCGGGCTGAAACTCCGCGCTGACGGATATGAAACCATGTTCTACAAAAAGGACTAAAACCGGACCACTGCCCACGGAACGCTCCAGTGGGTAGTGAAAACTATAGATTGGAGGAGCCTGTCATGGCTGATTTTAGAAACGCAGAAGGCTATGCCGACCCTACGGCTTACGGTGCTTTCTGTGCCATTGAAAAAGAAGAAAAAGCGCTCCGGGCATTCAGACCCATCGTGTATATCTGCAGTCCGTATGCCGGAGACGTCGAAAACAACACTGCCGCCGCAAGACGCTACAGCCGCTTTGCGGTGGAAGCCGGATATATACCCATTGCACCGCATCTGCTCTTTCCGCAGTTCCTTGACGACAACAAGCCAAAGGAGCGTGAGCTTGGGCTGTTCTTCGGCAACGCAATTCTCAGCATATGTGCGGAAATGTGGGTTTTCGGCGAACGCATCTCCGAAGGCATGGAGGCAGAAATCAAAAGAGCCACATGGAAAGGCTATCGGATTCGCTATTTCAGCGAGACCTGCAAGGAGGTATCACGATGAAATTCACACTGTACCGCGCCGACCGCTTGGGGATGCCGGAGAATTGCATCTACCCGCATAAGGTCGAGGTGACCGATAAGAATACGCTGCTGCGGGCCGTGTCTAACGATTATGTCTGCGCCGAATACAGGGGCAACTACCGCAATAACGATAATTTCCTCGGAGCGGATTGTCTCCCGGTCGACTGCGACAACGACCACAGCGATGATCCGGAGGAATGGATCTATCCCTCCGATGTTGCCGCCGCATTTCCCGGCGTGGCCTTTGCGGTTCACTACAGCCGCAACCACATGAAGGTGAAAAACGGCAAGGAAGCACGTCCTAAATTCCATGTGCTGTTTCCCATTGATCAGCTGACGGATGCAACGCAGTATAGCGATTTGAAAAAGCTGGTCAACACCCTCTTTCCGTATTTTGATACCAAGGCGCTCGATGCCGCCAGATTCTTCTTCGGCACGAAAGCACCGCAGGTTGATGTCTTTGACGGGCCGATGACGCTGACAACCTTCCTTGCTGATGATGATTTCGACGCAAATATGGACTCCGGCAGCTACGGCAGCATCATTATTCCCGAAGGAAGCCGCAATGCTACCATGTCACACTATGCCGGGCGCATTCTGAAACGCTTCGGAAATACCGAAGAAGGGCACAAGCATTTTACGGAGGTCGCCGCCTGCTGTCAGCCGCCCTTGGAACAGGCGGAACTGGACAGCATCTGGCGCAGCGCACAACGATTTTACGGAAAGATTTCCGCACAGGACGGCTACATTCCGCCGGAGCAGTACAACCAAGAGCTTAAGTTGAAGCCGACCGACTATTCCGATGTGGGGCAGGCTACCGTGCTTTCCAGGGAGTACGAGGCAAAGCTCCGCTATACGCCGTCCACCGATTTTCTCGTGTACAACGGCGGCTTCTGGGAGGAGTCAAAGCCCAAGGCACAGGCCGTAGCGCAGGAACTGACGACACGTCAGCTTGAGGAGGCGGAGAACGAAATCAGAAAAACCACCGATGAGATGATGAAAAACGGCGCTTGGGAACTGCTGGCGTCGATGGGACCCAAGAAAGCAGCCGCAGCTTTTAATTCGGAACAGGCACGGTCTTTCCAAAAGTATGAGAATGCAACGACTTACCGCAACTACGCCATCAAGCGCCGCGACTCCAAGTACATCTCCGCTGCACTCAAAGAAACACACCCCATGCTGGAGATCGACCAGCGGCAGCTGGATGCGGATGAGTTCCTGCTGAATACCCCGGCCTCTACTTACGACCTCCGTCTGGGGCTTGTATCCGCACGGGAACATACAGCGACGGATTTTATCACCAAGCAAACCACTGTTGATCCGGCTGATGCGGGCATGGATATCTGGCAGGACGCTTTGGAGACATTTTTCTGCGGCGATGCTGACCTGATTCGCTATGTGCAGGAGATTGCAGGCTTGTCCGCCATCGGGAAAGTGTGTGTCGAAGCCTTGATCATTGCCTACGGTGAAGGCCGAAACGGAAAATCCACCTTCTGGAATACGCTCTCCCGCGTGCTCGGTACCTACAGCGGAAATATGTCCGCCGATACGCTGACCGTGGGCTGTAAGCGAAATGTGAAGCCGGAACTGGCCGAGGCTAAGGGCAAGCGGCTGATTATCGCAGCAGAACTGGAGGAAGGTATGCGGCTGAGCACTTCCAATGTGAAACAGCTGTGCTCTACGGACGAAATCTACGCCGAGAAGAAGTACAAAGACCCCTTCAGCTACGTGCCAAGCCACACGCTGGTCCTCTATACCAACCATCTGCCGAAGGTCGGCGCAATCGATGCCGGTACCTGGCGGCGGCTGATCGTGATTCCTTTCAATGCCAGGATTGAGGGGAAATCTGACATCAAGAATTATGCTGATTTCCTGTTCGACAAGGCCGGCAGTGCGATCCTGAAATGGATCATAGTCGGTGCAAAGCGTGTGATTGACAACGACTATCACATCGTCAAGCCTGCCGTGGTGGAGGAAGCCATCAAAAAATATAAAGACAACAACGACTGGCTCTCGCAGTTTCTGGACGAATGCTGCGAGGTTGGCGACGCTTTCTCCGCGAAATCCGGCGATGTCTACAACGCATACCGCAGTTATTGTGCGCAGGTGGGCGACTATGTTCGCAGTACGACAGATTTCTACACTGCTCTGGAATGCGCCGGTTTTGAGCGGAAAAGAAGCAAATCCGCACGGATGCTTTTCGGCCTGCAGCTCAAGTCGGATTTCCTGAATTGAGCATAGGGTGACGGTCGATGACACTCTCTACAGAAACTTCTCTTATAGCCTAAAAAAACAAGTCCTAAGAGAAGTTACTGAAATAACTGTCATCGACTGTCACCACCCACCTAATTCCTGATGGAGGATCACTTATGAGAGAGAAAACGATAGAACAGAAATTGATAAAAGCTGTAAAAAGCGCAGGCGGCATCGCACCGAAAATGGTCAGCCCCGGCTTTGACGGAATGCCCGACCGCATCGTGCTTCTGCCGGAAGGCAAGATCGGCTTTGTGGAGGTCAAGGCGTCGGGCAAGAAACCGAGACCGCTGCAGGCCGCCAGACACGGCTTGCTGCGGCGGCTGGGTTTCAAGGTGTATGTCCTTGATGACCCGGAGCAGATTGGAGGGATACTGGATGAAATACGAACCGCATGAATATCAGAAATACGCCATTGACTACATCGAGAAGCATCCCTTCACCGCAGTACTGCTTGATATGGGTCTTGGAAAAACGAGTGTTACCCTCACCGCCATAGGTGAACTGCTGTTCGACAGCTTTGAGGTACACCGGGTGCTGGTGATCGCACCGCTGCGAGTGGCTCGCGATACCTGGAGCGCTGAGCTGCAAAAGTGGGATCATCTCCACGGTCTTAATTATTCTGTGGTGGTCGGCAGCGAAGCGGAACGCAAAGCCGCATTGATGCGCAAAGCCGATATTTACATCATCAACCGGGAAAACATACAGTGGCTCATAGAAAAGAGCGGGATGCCCTTTCACTTCGATATGGTGGTCATTGATGAGCTTTCTTCCTTCAAAAATCACCAGTCCAAGCGGTTCAAGGCTCTGATGCAGGTGCGACCCAGAATCAAGCGAGTTGTCGGACTGACCGGCACTCCCGCTTCCAACGGCCTAATGGATTTGTGGGCGGAGTTCAAGGTTATCGACCTGGGTAAACGCCTCGGTAGATTCATTACGCATTACCGGCAGGAATATTTCGTGCCGGATGCCATGAACGGGCAGATCGTTTACAGTTATCGCCCCAAGCCGGGAGCGGAGCAGGAAATATACCGAAAAATATCTGACATCACGATTTCCATGAAATCGACCGACTACCTGACCATGCCGAAGCTGATCTCCAGTGAATACCGGGTGTATCTAAGCCAGGACGAACGGGATGCTTACGATGAAATGAAAAAGCAGTTTATTCTGGACTTGCCCGACGGAGAGATCAGTGCCGCAAACGCCGCTGCACTTTCTGGCAAGCTGTCCCAGATGGCGAATGGTGCCATTTATGACGATGCCGGAAATGCAGTTCTTATCCACGGCCGCAAACTGGATGCACTGGAGGATATCATCGAAGCCGCCAACGGCAAACCTCTTCTGGCGGCGTACTGGTTCAAGCATGATTTGGAGCGGATTATGAAACGGCTTCATGCGCAGCACATTCCGTTTTCCCGCCTTGATACTTCCGACAGTATCCGCAGATGGAACAACGGTGAGATCTCCGTGGCACTTATCCACCCTGCCTCTGCCGGACACGGACTGAATCTCCAAAGCGGCGGCAACACCATCGTATGGTTCGGGCTGACATGGTCGCTGGAGCTGTACCAGCAGACAATAGCCCGTCTGTGGCGGCAGGGACAGACTTCCGAAACCGTGGTGGTTCAGCACATTGTAGCAGATGAGACCATTGATGAGCAGATTCTGTGTGCGCTGAAAGCCAAAGACAAAACGCAGTCTGCCTTGATAGCTGCAGTCAAGGCAAATTTGAAAATCTGAGACAACAGTTCGACAAATAACGACAATCCGTGCCAATCCGAGGATCTTAAAATATCGGAGGTACGCACATGAACCCCTATCAGGCATTAGCCAACGCCATTGTAGAACTGGCCGTAAAAGACTACAAAAAAGCCCTCAAACAGCATTACCGCTTTCCGAACAACAAGGATTATGCCGATGCCGTGACATCCTTGGAGCGGTTCTTCCATTCCGGCTGGTACGGGATGCTGACCGACTTGGACGGCGAATATCTCATGACAGGTGTGCGCCGCATGGTGCATAAGGAGGTGGCGGCATGACGGCAAAGGAGTTTTTGAACCAAGCCTATCTGCTGGATCAGCGGATCAAGAGCAAGTCCGAACAGATACAGTCTCTGAACGAGCTTGCTACCAAATGCACCGCCACGCTGACGGGTATGCCGAGAAATCCCAATCGCGGCGGCTCCACAATGGCGGACGCTGTGTGCAAGATCATTGACCTGCAGAATGAGATCGCCGCGGATATGGATCGGCTGGTACAGATCAAAAAGGACATCGTAGACGTCATTGCAAAGGTCGATGATGTAAAGTTCCGCATCCTGCTGGAGAAACGGTATCTGTGCGGCGAGACCTGGGAAGAAATCACCATGAGCCTGTACCACAACCGCCGCTGGGTATTTCGCCTTCATGACAAAGCCCTGGACGCCGTGCAGGAAATCCTTGATTCCGGCGAAACAAGCCACCAAAAGCCACTATAACGCACCGCCGGTTTATAGTATCATTATAATGGCGAAAGAATAGAGAACGGCCTCATGGGAGCAATCCCGTGGGGCTTTTCTCATGCCCAAGGGAGGTGAAACGATGCCGAAGAAACCGCTGCGACCGTGTTCTCATCCCGGCTGTCCCAACCTCTGTGACGGACAGTTCTGTGAGCAGCACCGCACGGAAGAACGCCGCAAATACGATAAATACGAGCGCAGTTCCGATGTCAATCGCAAGTACGGCAGAGCGTGGAAGCGCATCCGTGACCGTTACGCCGCAGAGCATCCGCTGTGTGAACAGTGTCTCAAGGAAGGTCGGCTGACTCCGGTGCAGGAAGTACACCACATTCTGCCCGTTTCCAAGGGCGGCACTCACGCAAGAGAGAACCTCATGAGTCTGTGTCAGTCCTGCCACACGAAGATACATCACGACCTTGGCGACCGTTGAGGTTGCGCCTACATTTTATGCGCAACCTCCCACCGGGTAGGGGCGGTCAAATCTCTACGATCCTCTCGGTCGGGCAACGGCCCGGGGTCACGTGCGCAAAAAAGGCGAAATCAAAAGGGTAATTAAGGGAGGTGAACTCGGATGCCCACAAAATCGAATAACACAGGCGGGCGCGGCGGTGCAAGACCCGGTGCGGGAAGAAAAAAGTCCTCAGTCAAGGACAAAGCCGAAAACGGGAATCCCGGCGGCAGAAAACTTGAAGTGCTGGACATTCCCGAAGTCGAGGGTGTTGCCATGCCGAAACCCCATGATTTTCTTTCCGCCGAGCAGCGGGATGGCAGCGTCCTGCAGGCACAGGAAATTTACACGGAAACCTGGCAGTGGCTCAAAGGCATCGGCTGCGCCGCAAAGGTGTCGCCGCAGCTCTTGGAGCGCTACGCCATGTGTTCCGCTCGTTGGGTGCAGTGCGAGGAAATGACCAACCGTATGGGCTTCCTCTCCAAGCACCCCACCACGGGAAAGCCGATCCCGTCCCCGTTTATCAACATCGGCATCAATTACATGAACCAGGCGGTTCGGCTCTGGAATGAGATTTTCCAGATCGTGAAAGAAAACTGCAGCACGGAATACGGCGAGTCTACGCCGCAGGATGACCTGATGGAACGCCTGCTCCGTGCGAGAAAGGGGTAACACCATGTTTGAAAAAGTAAATCCCTGCCACCCGGATAAGGTGGCAGACAGAATGGCCGGTGCGCTTGTCGACCTGGCATACAAGAAAGCAGAAAATCCCCGCATCGCTGTTGAAGTCCTCATCGGCCACGGCGTGTGCCACATCATTGCGGAGGCTTCGGTGAGTATTCCGATAGAGGAAATCACCGCCGCCGTTCACCGCATTGCTGGAAACCTCGCTGTGGACTATGTGGAAGTGCCGCAGGACGGTCACCTTGCCGATAACCAGGCAGACGGTGTCCGCTGCGGTGACAACGGCATCTTCAAGGGAATGCCCGTAACCATGGAGCAGAAAAAGCTCTCGAAGATCGCACGGGACATTTTCGCCGTGTATCCCTATGATGGGAAGTACATTCTGGACGGCAACCGGCGCATTCTCTGTCAGAGCAATGCGCCTTAGGATACGCTCCGAAAGCTGTATCCCGATGCGGAGATCAACCCGCTCGGCGACTGGACAGGCGGCACCGATGTGGATACCGGTGCTACCAACCGCAAGCTCGGCTCGGATATGGCCGACTCGGTGACCGGTGGCGGTCTGCACGGCAAGGATCTGTCCAAGGCGGATGTGTCCGTGAATATCTACGCTTTCCTCAAAGCCCAGGAAACCGGAAAGCCGGTCACCCTTTGCTGCGCCATTGGGGACAGTACAGTGGACGGCAGACCGTATTCCGAAATCGTGGAAATCGCTCGGAACTATATCCGCGACCTGGGCGGCTTTGAGAAATTTGCGGAATGGGGGCTTGTGTGATGAAAACGACCACCGAAATGAAACTCGTCCCCATTACAAAACTCGTTCCGTATGTGAACAACGCCCGAACCCACTCGCCGGAGCAAATCAACAAACTGCGTTCCTCTCTCCGTGAGTTCGGCTTCATCAACCCCGTTATTATCGACCGTGACTATGGCGTAATTGCTGGTCACGGTCGTATTCTTGCCGCCAAGGAGGAAGGCATCACCGAGGTTCCGTGCGTCTTTGCCGACCATCTCACCGAAGCCCAGAAAAAGGCGTATATCATCGCGGACAACCGCATGGCGATGGACGCAGGCTGGGACGAGGAACTCCTGCGTGTGGAAATCGAAGCCTTGCAGACGGCGGACTTTGACCCGCTGCTCACCGGCTTTGATGAGAAGGAACTTTCTAAGCTGTTCGATGACGGCAAGGACATCCGGGAGGACGATTTCGATGTGGATGCCGAGATGCAGAAGCCGACCTTCACCAAGTCCGGCGATGTCTGGACTCTGGGACGGCACAGGCTTGTCTGCGGTGACTCTACCCGTGAAGAAACCTACGCCGCCCTCATGGACGGTCGCAAAGCAAACCTTGTCATCACCGACCCGCCCTACAACGTGAACTATGAGGGCAGCGCCGGAAAAATCAAGAACGACAACATGGACGGCGAGAAATTCTATCAGTTTCTGTTCGATGCGTTTTCCTGCATGGAAAAAGCCATGGCAGACGATGCGTCCATTTATGTATTCCATGCCGATACTGAGGGGCTGAACTTCCGCAGAGCCTTTGCTGATGCGGGTTTCTACCTCTCCGGCTGCTGTATTTGGAAAAAGCAGTCCCTGGTACTGGGACGCTCTCCGTATCAGTGGCAGCATGAACCGTGTCTCTATGGTTGGAAGAAGAAAGGTAAGCACCAGTGGTACACCGGACGCAAAGAGTCCACCATCTGGGAGTTTGATAAGCCTAAGAAAAACGGTGACCATCCAACCATGAAGCCCATTCCGCTCCTGGCGTATCCGATTCAGAACAGCTCTATGGCAAACTCCGTGGTGCTTGACCCCTTCGGCGGTAGCGGCTCTACGCTGATTGCCTGTGAGCAGACCGACCGCATCTGCTGCACCATCGAACTGGATGAGAAGTTCTGCGATGTCATTATCCGCAGATACATCGAACAGGTCGGCTCGGATGAGAAGGTCAGCGTCCTGCGGGACGGAAAGGAATACAAGTTCAGCGAGGTAGCGCCCTATGAAGAATAAGACTTTGACTCTCGGAAGCCTGTTTGACGGCTCCGGGGGCTTTCCTTTGGGTGGACTGATGGCAGGTATCACTCCGGTATGGGCATCCGAGGTCGAACCTTTTCCCATTCGGGTGACCACCAAGCGTCTGCCATTTATGAAGCATTACGGCGATATCACCGCCATGGACGGCGGCAAGGTAGAGCCGGTCGATATCATCACCTTCGGCTCACCGTGCCAGGACATGAGCGTGGCCGGCCGAAGGGACGGTCTGGATGGTTCCCGTTCCAGTCTCTTTTATGAGGCCGTCCGCATTATCAAAGAAATGAGGTGTGCCACAGGTGGCAAATATCCAAGATACATCGTGTGGGAGAATGTCCCCGGCGCTTTCTCCTCCAACAAAGGCGAGGACTTCAAAGCCGTCCTCGAAGCGGTCATCGGCATCGCAGAGCCGAACGCCCAGGTGCCTATGCCTGAAAAAGCACGATGGCCCTACGCCGACCTTTATCTGGGAGACGGATGGAGCGTTGCGTACCGAACTCTTGACGCACAATACTGGGGAGTTCCCCAGCGAAGACGCCGCATCTACCTTGTCGCAGATCTTGCAGGCGGAAGTGCCGGAAAAATACTATTTGAGTCAGAAGGCTTGTCTGGGTATTCTGCGGAGGGCTTCCGCTCGTGGCAAAGAGCTGCCGGAAGTTTTACGCCTTGCCCTGGAGCGACAGGCTATGACGGATACAACGGCAGTCTGACCGAAGAGGTTTCTTCCACACTCGGTGTAAACTGCGGAGTCTCAACAGGTCGCAACGGCATCGTGCTGAACGACCAGGGCGGCGACCGCATAAATGTTTCAAAGGATGTCGCAGCTACGCTCCGTGCGGAGACACACGGGCATCCGCCCTGCGTGGTGGAGTCGGCAGGCTTCTGCACCGAGCACTCAGCCAAGAGCCGTACTATCGGCTATGAGGAGGAATGCTCTCCCACGCTCCGTGCCGGAACGGTTCCCGCAGCGGTGGCTTTGGAGAACTACCCCATAGACGGGCGCATCAAGGTGCAGGAGGACGGCAATGTGCAGACGCTGACCTCTCGCATGGGTACCGGCGGCAATAATGTGCCGCTCGTAATGAAAATTCGCTCCGGCTGTGAGGGCGGCGGCAAGGGTGCGCTCATACAGACAGATAAGTCTGCAACGCTCTCCTGCAATAACGACCAGACACTGTTTGAACCTTGCGGGTGGGATGGTGGACAGGTTTCTCCGACGCTCACCAAACAGAACGCCGGCGGCAGTCAGCGGATGCCGGACAAGGATAATTTCAACTGCGTCCTGCAGCCCTTCGGCATCTGTTCCAAGGACTCCAATTCCATGAAATCGGACAATCCCCACAGCGGCATCTACGAAGCGGAAACCTCCCGCACGTTGGATGCCAACGGCGGCAATCCCTCCTGTAATCAGGGCGGCATTGCCGTTGTTGCGTTTACGCAGAATCAGCGGGATGAAGTTCGTGACTTGGGCGACTGCTCTGCGGTGGTGTGCGCCAATGCCGGAACGAAGCAGCAGACCTTTGTGCTGCAAGGCTCCATGATCGGTCGGAATGATAAAAACGGCCCACAGGGCGATGGTGTGAACGAGAATGTTTCCTTTACCCTCAATACCGTTGACCGCCATGCTGTGTACAGCATGACCACTGGCAGCTTCACGCAGGTGGCGGAAGAAAAAGCACCGACTGTCCTTGCACGGGATTATAAAGACCCGACCGCAGTTTGCTACGGCATCGGCAGAGACACCTTCAACCAGGGGCAGAACGCCAAGTTAGCTCCGACCTTTGAGAAAGAGCTTCAGCCGACTCTGGTGGCAAAAGGCCCCGGTGCGATTCAGAGCGGATACACCGTCAGACGGCTGACCCCCACCGAATGTGCCAGACTCCAGGGCTTCCCGGACAGTTGGTGTGCCGACCTCGGCACGGAAAAACCGACCGATGAGGAAATGTACTTCTGGTACAAGGTGTTCAAGACCTACGCCGCGGTCACCGGCTGCAAAATGAAGTCTGATGCGCAGATTGCCAAGTGGCTCAGAAATCCGCACTCCGACAGTGCGGAATATAAGATGTGGGGCAACGGCGTGGCGCTGCCGTGCGTATGGTTTGTGCTGTCGGGTATTGTGTGGTATGCACAGTCTGAAAGCGAATATGCGCCGGAATGATCTACGCCGAAAATGTGCAGATATAACTGGATATATGCCGCCGCTGACGCTAATATGTGACTACCAAAAAACAAGGAGGTCACTGAAATGACGATTATCATCCATGCCCAAGGCACAGAGCGCAAACGCCTGGTTCAGACCATTGCCGCATGGTTGGGTGAGGATGCCCACTACTGTGGGGCACCCAGCTTTGCCTATGAAATCGACCGCTTTACGATTGAGAAGAACGGCAACCTTTCCTTTTCCGACCTGCTGGACAGCGAAGTGGTGGAACGGCTGTTGCAGCACATCTACGATGAGGGCTTTGACATTGACCAGAGCCACACCGAGGATGAGGACGAGCCTTGCGCCGTCTGCGTTTCCATGCCGAAGAGCCTGTTTACTGACGGCAGCCTGGAAAACCTCAATGCACTCATTGCCGCCAAGGGCAGCCTTATCAAGAAAGCCCTCGGCGTTGATGACCTGCCTCTGGAAATTACGGACACGAAGGTTTCCTTCCCCTGGTTTCCGGCAACACCTACGCCGGAGGAACTGAAAGCCTACGACACCTTCATCTGCAAGCTGTGCGAACTGGCACGGACGCAGAAGCGTGTCACTGCCACTGAAAAGCCCACCGACAACGAGAAGTATGCATTCCGTTGCTTCCTGCTGCGGCTGGGCTTCATTGGTGCGGAATACAAGGATGCGCGAAAAATCCTGCTGAAGAACCTCTCCGGCTCCTCGGCTTTTAAGAACGGAGGTGCTGACCGTGCGGTTTCCGAGTAAAGAAACAGTGCAACGCATCCGCAGAGACTATCCTGTCGGCACACGGGTCGAACTCATAAAGATGGATGATCCCCAAGCACCGCCCATCGGCACAAAAGGTACCGTATTGGGCGTGGACGACATCGGCTCCATCATGGTCGCCTGGGACAGTGGCGGAAGTCTCAGCGTGATCTACGGCGAGGATATCTGCCGGAGGTGCGACCATGACTGAGAAAATCCGTCAGCAGATTCTTGCAGTCCGCGCAACGGGTAGAACGAATATGTTTGATATCCATGTCGTTCAGCGCATCGCCTATGAAATGCAGCTCTATGAGTTGGTAATTTTTCTGGAGGAGCATCGCTCAGAATATGTGCGTTTCATTCTGACTGGTGAGATGTAAAAGCTGTAAGATACACAGTTTTCTGCCCCGAAGATTGTGTAGTTTATATCTCCGAAATGACTGGATATATCCGCAAAGTGACGGTAATATACAGTCACAACAAAACAAACGGAGGACACGATTATGTGGAAAGAAGGCAGCATCAAGGTCAACGGCGAGATTTTTCACTACTGGATGAAGCAGTACGAGGGCGGTTCCCACTGGGGCATCGAGGGCGGACGCATTTCCAAGCTGATGCTCAAGAGAGACGGCAAAATCGTCTGCAACTACGACAGAGGTTGGGACATCGAACCCGCCGATGCAAACACCCGGCTTGCCACGGAGCTTTTGCTCCACGGCGAAAACTGATCCGCAAAAAATTAAAAGCAACGGCTCCGAGAGGGGCTGCTGCTCGTTATACCAAAAGTCGCGCCGAATCCGGTGGCGGCTATTTTTTATGCCTTGGAGGTGAGAACAACGAGAAAACTGAAGAAATATAAACCGACAAGGTTCATGGAGAAAACCTCACACTACGATAAGGACGCTGCGGATTATGCCGTCATGTTCATCGAAAGCCTATGCCACACCAAAGGCACCTGGGCAAGAAAGCCCTTTGAACTCATTGACTGGCAGGAGCAGATTATCCGTGATATTTTTGGAACGCTGAAGCCAAACGGCTACCGGCAGTTCAACACCGCATACATCGAAATTCCCAAGAAGCAAGGCAAATCCGAACTTGCCGCTGCTGTTGCGCTACTGCTCACCTGCGGTGATGGTGAGGAACGCGCCGAGGTCTACGGCTGTGCCGCCGACCGCCAGCAGGCGTCCATTGTGTTCAATGTGGCGGCAGATATGGTGCGGATGTGTCCTGCGCTTTCCAAGCGGGTAAAGATACTGGATTCCCAGAAGCGGCTCATTTATCAGCCAACGGGCAGTATCTACCAGGTGCTTTCTGCCGATGTGGGCAACAAACACGGCTTCAATACCCACGGTGTGGTGTTTGACGAACTGCACACGCAGCCCAACCGCAAGCTGTTTGATGTTATGACCAAAGGCTCCGGTGACGCCCGAATGCAACCGCTGTATTTCCTCATCACTACAGCGGGCAACGATACGAAGTCCATCTGCTATGAGATACACCAAAAAGCGCAGGACATCATTGCCGGACGGAAGGTCGACCACACCTTTTACCCCGTTATCTACGGTGCGGATGAAAGTGACGACTGGACCGACCCGGCGGTCTGGAAGAAAGCAAATCCGTCCCTGGGTATCACGGTGGGCATCGACAAGGTCAAGGACGCCTGCGAATCCGCAAAACAGAACCCCGGCGAGGAGAACTCTTTCCGACAGCTGCGCCTGAACCAATGGGTCAAACAGGCTGTGCGTTGGATGCCCATGGAGAAATGGGACAAATGTGAGTTCGCCGTCAGTGAGGATGATCTGGAAGGCCGTGTCTGTTACGGCGGTCTGGACTTGTCCTCTACCATGGATATTACGGCCTTTGTACTGGTATTCCCACCGGAGGATGAGAACGACAAATACATCATCCTGCCGTACTTCTGGATACCGGAGGACAATCTTGATTTGCGTGTCAGGCGTGACCATGTGCCATACGATGTGTGGGAGCGGCAAGGTTTCCTGCAAACCACCGAGGGCAATGTGGTTCACTACGGTTATATCGAGAAGTTCATTGAGAGTCTGGGCGAACGGTTCAACATCCGTGAAATCGCCTTTGACCGTTGGGGCGCTGTGCAGATGGTGCAGAACCTGGAAGGCATGGGCTTTACGGTCGTTCCGTTCGGGCAGGGCTTCAAGGATATGTCCCCACCAACCAAGGAACTCATGAAGCTGGTGCTGGAGCAGCGCATTGCTCACGGCGGACATCCTGTTCTCCGCTGGATGATGGACAACATCTTCATCCGCACAGACCCTGCCGGAAACATCAAGCCGGACAAGGAGAAATCCACGGAGAAAATTGACGGTGCCGTAGCAACAATCATGGCATTGGATAGAGCCATCCGCTGCGGCAACGTCACCGCTGAGTCTGTGTATGATAGTCGCGGTCTTTTATTTATATGAAGGGAGCATTTAATATGGGTATCTTTTCAGGTCTTTTCAAATCCAGAGACAAGCCCCAAAACCGCACGGCAGGCAGTAACTATGCCTTCTTCCTCGGCGGCACGACCTCCGGTAAAACAGTGACGGAACGCTCTGCCATGCAGATGACGGCAGTGTATTCCTGTGTCCGTATTCTGTCTGAGGCGGTGGCAGGACTGCCGCTCCACCTTTATAAATACACCGACAGCGGCGGCAAGGCCATGGCACTCGACCATCCGCTCTACCGCTTGCTCCACGATGAGCCGAACCCGGAAATGAGTTCTTTTGTGTTTCGGGAGACGCTCATGACGCACCTGCTCCTTTGGGGCAACGCCTATGCGCAAATCATCCGCAACGGTAAAAACGAGGTCATTGCCCTCTATCCGCTGATGCCGAACAAGATGTCGGTGGACAGAGACGAAAACGGACGCCTGTACTACACCTATTACCGTGGGCAGGACGAAGCCATCCGGGATAAGGAGTTCGCCGTTACGCTGCTCCCCTCGGATGTGCTGCATATCCCCGGACTCGGCTTTGACGGCTTGGTCGGATACAGTCCCATCGCCATGGCAAAGAACGCCATCGGTATGGCGATTGCCTGTGAAGAGTACGGTGCAAAGTTTTTCGCCAACGGTGCCGCTCCAGGCGGTGTGCTGGAACACCCCGGCACGATCAAAGACCCGCAGCGTGTGCGGGAGAGTTGGCAGTCCACCTTCGGCGGCAGCGGCAACTCCAACAAAATTGCCGTTCTGGAAGAAGGCATGAAATACACGCCCATCGGCATCTCGCCGGAACAGGCGCAGTTCCTCGAAACACGCAAATTCCAAATCAATGAAATCGCTCGAATTTTCCGAGTCCCGCCCCACATGGTCGGTGATCTGGAAAAGTCGAGCTTTTCTAATATTGAGCAGCAATCCCTTGAGTTCGTGAAATACACCCTCGACCCTTGGGTCATCCGTTGGGAGCAGTCCATCATGCGCTCTTTGTTTTCTGAGGATGAGAAAAAGAGGTATTTCGTGAAATTCAATCTGGAAGGTTTGCTCCGAGGTGACTATCAGTCCCGCATGAACGGGTACGCCATCGGGCGGCAGAACGGCTGGATGTCCGCAAATGACATTCGAGAACTGGAAAACCTCGACCGTATCCCTGCCGAGGACGGCGGTGACCTGTACCTCATCAACGGCAATATGCTCCCGCTGAAGGATGCGGGCGCTTTTGCAGATACAAACAGAGAGGAGGAAAAATCCGATGAAGAAATTCTGGAATTGGAAGACCCAAACGGTGACCAATCAGGAGACGCAGGAGCAGGTTCAGGAGAGGACGCTGTTTCTCAACGGCACGATAGCCGAAGAAAGCTGGTTTGACGATGATGTCACGCCGCAGCTTTTCAAGGATGAACTGAACAGCGGCAGCGGCGACATTACCGTGTGGATCAACTCGCCCGGTGGTGACTGTGTGGCGGCAGCACAAATCTACAATATGCTCATGGACTACAAGGGCAACGTGACCGTGAAAATCGATGGCATTGCCGCTTCTGCCGCATCCGTCATTGCTATGGCGGGTACGAAGGTACTGGTGTCTCCGGTGTCCATGCTCATGATTCACAACCCCATGACGGCGGCATTCGGCAATTCGGATGAGATGCAGAGAGCCATTGAGATGCTCGGCAGCGTGAAGGATTCCATTATTAACGCTTACGAGATCAAGACAGGTCTGTCCCGTGCCAAACTCAGCCACCTCATGGATGCGGAAACCTGGATGGATGCCAACAAAGCCGTGGAGCTTGGCTTTGCCGATGAAATTATGCAGAGAAGCACGGAAACCGAGAATATTGCTGCTCCCACCGTTTCCATGCTGTATTCCAAGGCGAACGTGGTGAACTCTCTCATGGAGAAAATCGCCGCAAAGTGCGCCATTCAACCCAAATCCGAAACGAAACACAGAGCCGAGGATCTGATGGCACGGCTCGAGCTCATTAAAAACTGGAGGTAATTTACTATGACGATCAACGAACTGCGCGAAAAGCGCAACCAGGCTTGGAACGCCGCAAAAGCCTTTGTGGAGACCAAGCGTGACAAGGACGGTCTGCTTTCCGATGAGGATGCCAAGACCTACGCCGAGATGGAAAAGAAAGTTCAGGACTACGGCGCTGAAATCGAGCGCATGGAGGCTATGGCGGCAATGGATGCCCAGCTTTCCAAGCCCACTTCTTCTCCCATTACCGAAAAACCCATGAACGGCAAGCCTGCGGAGGATAAGAAGCCGCAGACCTTCCGTGCGACCGATGCATACCGCACCGGAATGCTCACCGCACTGCGCACCAACTTCCGACAGATCAGCAATGTTCTGCAGGAGGGCGTGGATGCAGACGGCGGCTATCTCGTTCCCGAAGAGTACGACTCTCGACTCATCCAGACGCTTTCCGAGGAAAACATCATGCGAAAACTCGGTCACACCATCACCACCAGCGGTGAGCACAAAATCAACATTGCTGCGACCGCTCCTGCCGCAGCGTGGATTGAGGAAGGCGGTGCGCTGTCCTTTGGGGATGCCACCTTCGACCAGATCCTTCTGGACGCTCACAAGCTCCATGTTGCCATCAAGGTGACCGAGGAGCTGCTCTATGACAACGCCTTCAAGCTGGAGAACTACATTCTGGAGCAGTTCGGCAAGGCACTCGCCAATGCCGAAGAGGATGCGTTCCTCAACGGTACCGGCGTTGGTCAGCCTCTGGGTCTGTTCGCCGCAACCGGTGGCGGTAAGGTAGCAGATACGCTGACGGCTGCGCTGAAGAGCGATGACCTTATCGACCTCATCCATGCTCTGAAGCGTCCTTACCGCAAGTCTGCGTCTTTCATCATGAACGATAAGACCATCGCTCAGATTCGCAAGCTGAAAGACAGCAATGGTACGTACATCTGGCAGCCTTCCTACCAGGTGGGCGAACCCGACCGTGTTCTCGGTTACACCGTACACACCTCTGCCTATGCGCCGGAGAACGCCATTGCCTTCGGTGATTACAGCTACTACAACATCGGTGACCGTGGCACCCGTTCCTTCAAGCAGCTCAACGAGCTGTTCGCCGGTAACGGCATGATCGGCTTTGTTGCCAAGGAACGTGTGGACGGCAAGCTGATTCTGCCCGAAGCGGTGCAGATTCTCAAACTGAAGGCTGACTAAGGAAAGAGGCGGCGGTGATGGATGAACTTCTTTCCAAAGTGAAAGCCAACCTTATCCTGGAACACACGGCGGATGATGCGCTGCTGAAAAGCTACATCACCGCCGCTGTTTCTTACGCCGAAAGCTATCAGCACATCCCGGAGGGCTATTACAAGGAAAATCCCATGCCGCCCACTACGGAGCAAGCCGTCATCATGCTGTCGTCTCACTTCTACGAAAGTCGGGACGGCAGTACAGGCGGCTTCTTTGCGGATAACACCGGAGCGGCACAGCAGGTCTGGAACACGGTCAATCTGCTTCTGCGGCTTGACCGGGATTGGAAGGTGTGACTATGTCCTTCGGGAAAATGAACGGCTTTGCCGACATTGTAGAAACGAAACAGGTCAGGGACAGCGAGGGCTTTACCCATTCCGAGGATGAAGTCCTCGCTTCCGTCCGTGTGTACCGGGAAGGCCGGCACGGCAGTCAGCGTTGGGCGAACCTCGCTGCATTCAGTGAAGCGACCGACCTGTTCCGCTTTCGGTGTATTCCTGGGCTGACGGTCACTACCGACCAGTTTCTCATCTGCGATGACTGCCGCTACGACATTGTGTCCGTAGAGGATGTCAAAGGCCGTAGGATGTACATCGAGGTTTTAGCGAAAAGGAGTGAACCTACCATTGGCAAAAGCTGAAATGAAAATGCCGGAGGATTTCCTTCTGAAGATTTCCAAGCTCGGCAGCAACTTTGACAGCGTTGCGGATACCGTCCTGCAGGCCGGTGGCGAGGTTGTGCTGAAAAAAGTCAAGAGCAATCTCTCCTCCGTTATTGGCAGAGGGACAAAGTTCAAATCCCGCACCACGGGCGAACTGGAAGGTGCGCTTGGCCTTTCTCCCTCCAAGCTGAACCGGGACGGTAACCACGACATCAAGGTCGGTTTCGCCGAACCTCGCTCGGACGGCGGCAGCAACGCCAAACTTGCCAACATTCTCGAATACGGCAAGCACGGTCAGCCTGCAAAACCGTTTCTGAAACCTGCGAAAACGGCGTCCCGGCAGGAATGCATCGATGCCATGACCAAGGCACTGGATGAGGAGGTGGAAAAGCTGTGAGCCTGCTATCCGATTTACAAACCATCGCCGAGCATTGCGGTGTTCCAGTGGAAACGGGTGTGTTCTCCGGCAAAGCACCGGACACCTATCTGGTCATCACGCCGCTGTCGGACAACTTCGAGCTTCACGCCGACAACGCCCCAGGCTGCGAAACGCAGGAGGCACGGCTGTCCCTCTTCACAAAGGGCAGCTACACCAAACTGAAAAATGCACTCGTCCGTGCCTTGCTGGGTGCAGATTTTTATATTACCGACCGCCGGTACATCGGCTTTGAGACCGAGACCGGCTACCATCACTACGCCATTGATGTGGCGCAAATCTATGATTTGGAGGAATAAGTTATGGCTACCATCGGTCTTGACAGACTGTATTACGCAAAAATCACCGAGAACGATGCCGGTGAGGAAACCTACGGTACGCCGTCCCAGCTTGCCAAAGCCATCTCCGCTGACCTTTCGGTGGAACTGGCGGAGGCGACGCTCTATGCCGATGACGGCGCTTCGGAGATTGTGAAGGAATTCAAATCCGGCACACTCTCCCTCGGCATTGACGATATCGGCTCTACGGCGGCATCCGACCTCACGGGCGCCACCATCGACAAGAACAAGGTGCTGATCTCCGCATCCGAGGACGGCGGCGACCCTGTGGCGGTGGGCTTCCGCGCCAAGAAGTCCAACGGCATGTACAAGTATTACTGGCTGTACCGTGTGAAATTCGGTATTCCGGCGACGAACCTTGCCACCAAGGGCGACAGCATTACCTTCTCCACGCCGACCATTGAAGGCACCATTCTGCGCCGCAACAAGGCAGACGCAGGCGGCAAGCATCCGTGGAAATCGGAAGCGTTGGAGGGCGATGTGACCGCTGCGACTATCACGAACTGGTATAAGGAAGTCTATGAGCCGACCTATACCACGACACCCGAAAAACAGGGTTGACGGAGGTAACACACAATGGATAACGAGAGAACTGCAGTCATCACCATCGGTGACGAGGAATACACACTCCTGCTTACCACCAAGGCTACCAAGGAAATCGCCGGTCGCTATGGTGGGCTGGAAAACCTCGGCGAGAAGCTGATGAAATCCGAGAACTTCGAGATGGCCATCGGCGAAATTGTGTGGCTGATTACGCTTTTAGCGAATCAGAGCATCCTCATCCACAATCTGAAAAACAAGGATGCACCCAAGGAGTTGCTCACCGAGGATGTGGTGGAACTTTTGACCACGCCTCTTGACCTTGCCGGATATAAAACGGCGATAACCGAGGCTCTCTACAAGGGCACCAAGCGTAATGTGGAAAGTGAGAAAGACGCAAAAAACGCATAAGTCGGGTGACAGTCTCCGATGCGGAACTGTTTACCCGACTTTTATATTACGGCCTTGCCCACCTCCATCTGTCACAGGATGAGGTGTGGCTGATGCCGTTCGGTCTGCTGCTCGACCTGTGGGAGTGCCACAAGCAGTATAACGGACAGGCCACCCCTGCACACGAACACTACATTGACGATATTATCCCGGATGGAATCTAACGGAGGAGGTGGAATAGATGGCAGATAATTTCGGACTGAAAATCGGTCTGGAGGGCGAAAAGGAATTCAAAAAGGCGCTGAGCGAGATCAACCAGTCCTTCAAGGTTCTCGGCTCTGAAATGAAGCTCGCCACCTCCCAGTTCGATAAGAACGACAAATCCGTGGATGCCCTCACTGCACGGAACAAGGTGCTGCGCAAGGAAATCGATGAGCAGACCACGAAAATTGAAACGCTCCGCAAAGCACTTCAGAATGCCGCCGACTCTTTTGGAGAGAATGACCGCCGCACCCAGAACTGGCAGATTCAGCTGAACAACGCCGAAGCAGCCCTCAACGATATGAATCGTGAGTTGGATGAAAACGAGGACGCCATCAAGAAGGGCGGCGAGGCGGCAGAAGATTCCGGCAGTAAGTTCGAGAACTTCGGTAAAATTCTGAAAACCGTGGGTGCCGCCATGGGCGCTGTGGCAGTTGCCGCAGGAGCCGCTGCCGTGAAGCTGGGCAAAGAGGTCATCGCAGCCTATGCCGATTACGAGCAGTTGGTCGGCGGCGTGGACACACTGTTCAAAGACTCGTCTCAGGAGATTCAGCGGTATGCCGCCAACGCCTATAAGACGGCGGGACTCTCTGCCAACGAGTATATGGAGACAGTCACCGGCTTCTCCGCATCCCTGATTCAGTCCCTGGGCGGTGACACCGAAAAAGCCGCCAAGTATGCGGATATGGCCATTACGGATATGTCCGACAACGCCAATAAGATGGGCACGGATATGTCCTCCATCCAAAACGCATACCAAGGTTTTGCCAAACAAAATTATACGATGCTCGACAACCTCAAACTGGGCTACGGTGGCACGAAACAGGAAATGGAGCGACTGCTTGCCGATGCGGAGAAGATATCCGGCGTCAAGTATGACATCTCGTCCTACGCCGATGTGGTGGAAGCCATCCATGTCATGCAGGAGAGCATGGACATTGCAGGCACCACCGCCAAGGAAGCGGAAGCCACCATTTCCGGCTCCATGAATGCGCTGAAATCTGCCGTATCCAACCTCATCGTAGGGTTCGGCGATGCCAATGCGGATATGGAGCTGCTGTGCGGCAACATGGTGGACGCGTTTAAGACCGTGGTGGAGAACATCACCCCAGTCATTGAGAACATCATCGCCGCATTGCCCACGGTGCTGGATGCACTGCTGACGGCGGTGGGCGAACTGCTCCCGACACTCCTGGAATCGGTGACGGAACTGTTCTCCCAGGTGCTTGAAACGCTTCTCTCGCTTCTTCCGCAGTTGATTCCCGCAGCGGTGCAGGCGCTTATGACCATCGTGAACACGCTGATCGAGAATCTGCCGCTGCTCATCGATGCGGCGGTCCAGCTTGTGACCACCTTGGTGACGGGCATTGGGGATGCGCTTCCCACGCTGATTCCTGCGGCAGTACAGGCCATCGTCACCATCGTACAGGGCTTGGTGGACAGTCTGCCAATGATTCTGGATGCGGCACTTCAGCTGATAACCGGACTGGCACAGGGACTTCTGGATGCGATTCCGATTCTGATTGCCGCTTTGCCGGAGATCATCAACGGAATCATCACGTTTCTGCTGGACTCCATTCCGCAGATCATTGAAACCGGCATTCAGCTGCTAACCTCGTTGGTAACGGCCTTGCCGGAAATCATCACGGCAATCGTGGAAGCCATTCCGAAAATCATTGACGGCATCATCAACGCCGTTCTGAACGCCATTCCCCAAATCATCCAGGCAGGTATCGACCTGCTGATTTCGCTGATTCAGGCGTTGCCGCAGATCATCACCACCATTGTGCAGGCGATTCCGCAAATCATCTCCGGCATCGTCAATGCCCTTGTGGGGAACATCGACAAAATCATCATGGCAGGCGTGAAGCTGTTCGTTTCGCTCATTGAAAACCTGCCCACCATCATCGCAGAAATCGTCAAAGCCGTGCCGCAGATCATTGCGGGTATCGTGAAAGCGTTCGGTTCTCTCATGTACAAAATCGTGGAGATCGGTGGCAACATCGTCAAGGGCTTGTGGAGCGGCATTCAGCAGCTGGCAGGTTGGCTGTGGGATAAGGTTTCCGGGTGGATTTCCTCCATCTGGGACGGTATTTGCGACTTCTTCGGCATCCATTCTCCCTCCAAGGAAATGGCATGGGTCGGCGAGATGCTGGTCAAGGGTCTTGCAGGCTCTATTGACGACAACGGTGACGAAGCGGTCAAAGCCGCCGAAGGCATGGCCGAGGACATCAACGGCGTTATGGGTGACCTTGCCCACGATATGCAGACGGCGCTGCCCACGGACTTTGATGTCAGCGGCAGCTTCCGCTCGGCTGTGGATGGCGTGACCAGCAAGGCGGCGTCTGCTTTCACCATTGCGCTGAACATTGCCACCTTCAATAACTACAGCAGTGAGGACATCCGTCAGCTGACCAACGAAGTCATGGAGACAGCGAATCAGTTCGCACAACGGAAAGGAGTGGTATTCGCATGACCTCTTTTACCTACAACGGAAAATGCTCTGCCGACTTCGGTCTGCATATCGAAAAGAAGGATGTGTTCTCCGCACCGGAATATGATGCGGAATTTATCTCCATTCCCGGCAGGAGCGGCGATATCATCAACCCCAACCGCCGCTTTTCCAACATCAAGGTGACCTACACAGTGTTCCTCGCTCGGAAGAATATAGCCGCACTTGCCGATGTTCTACGGAACATCAAAGGCTGGTTGTACTCCGAGCCGGACAGATACCATGAGCTGACCGACTCCTATGATGCGGAGTATTTCCGCTACGCTGTTATCTCCGGCAATCTGGACATTGAGGAGCAGCTGAATAAAATCGGCTGCTTTACCGTGACCTTCAACTGCAAGCCGTTCAAATACAGTTTTGAGGGACAGCAGACCATAGCGGACGGCAATCCAAGACTGACCGTCACGAATCCCACCGCCTTTGACAGCAAGCCCTACATTAAAATCTACGGTAGCGGCACGGTACGGCTCATGGTTCAGCCGGAAGGTCAAGGCACAAGCGTTTGGGTGCTCTCCGGTGTGGACGAGTACATTGAAATCGACAGTGAACTGATGAACTGCTATAAGGATACCGTCCTCCAAAACGATGCCGTCACCGGCGAGGGCTTTCCGGTGTTGAAGCCTGGAGAAAACTCCATCGCCTGTGCTGGAAATGTGCGGCGGGTTGAGGTCGTTCCGAGGTGGCGGTGCTTGTAAATACGAGCAGTGGAAAAGTTCACAAAGATATGGTATAATATCTTAAAATTAGAACGACAAATCGGAATTTGAGGTGAAAATATGGCATCAAGCAAGGAATACTTGGAGTTTGTTTTAGGGCAGCTATCTGAGTTAGAAGAAATTACGTATCGAGCTATGATGGGAGAATTTATCATTTATTATCGTGGCAAGATTGTAGGCGGTATCTATGATGATAGATTACTTGTTAAACCAGTAAAATCAGCAATTAGTTATATGCCGACAGCTCCGTATGAATTACCCTATGAGGGAGCAAAA